GTGGCGGCTGGTTCGACGGCTGTTGACCTGTCTGCGCAGCAGCCGTGGGCATCTGATGGCACGGTTGCCTCCAACCTCCTTTCGGCGGTGGAGATGGCGATTGTTGACATCAAGTACTCGCTGCGCCTGATGCGGTCGGCCACCCTTGAGGTCATCCTCCCCTACTGGGTGCTTGCCCAGTTCCGGGCTGACTTCTCCCGTCGTACCGGTGGTGACTCGATTGGCAACATGGCGGTTACCGACGCACTGATCATGGACTGGTTCCGTGTTCGTGGTGCCCGGGTTCAGTTTGTCTACGACTGGCAGGACGCGTTCGCTGACTCGGTGACCGCCAACTCGCCGGGTTCGCTGACCCCGATTAACCACCTCCCGACCACCACGGACTTCATCGTGTACCCGGCCGGTACGTGGGTGCGGGCGGTGTCGGATGTGATCACCCTGAACGCGGTGTACGACTCGACGCTTCTGGTCAGCAACCAGTTCACTCACCTGTTCACGGAGACCGGCTGGAAGATGCTGAAGATGTGCCCGGTCAGCCGGGTGTACACGGTGCCGACCTGCCCGTCGGGTGAGACGACTTCTACTCAGTCGATCACCTGCCCGTCCTGATAGATCGACTCCTGGTGGGGATGGTTCGGTGCGCGACCATCCCCACCAGGGCACACCTACTCGATCATGAAAGGAGGGTAGAACATGGCAATCCTCAGCAACGCCGCAGTTGTTATTGAGCCTCCGGCGCCACCTCGCCGCCCCTATGGGCTGTTTGATGTGGTTACCCCGGCCTCACTTCCGCGCCTGGAAGCAGAAGTTGGTGGTATCGAATACCAGCCGGATACGTGTGGCACTGTACGACTATGGGCTTCAGAGTGTGAAGCTGTTACCGCCAAGGTCTTTGACGAAGGCGTTGACACCCTTTTCGCTGACCCGTTCGTGGTGTACGACACCTGGCTGTGCGGCTCTATTGGTTTCAGTCTGGAAGACATTGGCCGGCGTCTTCAGGTTCGGATGGACCTGGGCGAGCAGAGGGCTGTGGAAACCCGACTGTGGCAGGGTGCTTCAGTGCTGGGTGTGGATGGCCTGTTTGCTGACGCTGTCAGCCTAGGCACCGCCGACTGCGTTACCGATGGGGTACGTCTGCTGGAACAGGCTTTGGCGGACAACTCCATTAGCGGCGGCATCATCCACGCCAGATCCGGAATGTCGGCTCACTTTGCTAACGAGCATTTGGTGGACCGTATCGGGGATGTGGAATACACCCACGCCCGTACCCCTGTGGTGTTTGGTCAAGGCTATGACGGAACCGGGCCGGCTGGTCAGGCTCCTACGGCTACGTCGGAGTGGATTTACGCTTCTGGGCGAGTTTTGGTGTGGCGCGGTAATGACATTGATGTAGTTACCCGTCAGGTTCTTGATCGTGCCACAAATCAGCAGTACGGCTTGCGGGAGCGTCCCTACCTGCTGACTGTTGAATGCGGTATTTGGGCTGTCAATGTCACTCGGACCTGTACGGAGTGATGATGGCTAACTTTACTCACTACGGTACGGACAAGGGCACTCATGTCCTTATCCGTCCTGTGGTGTTTGCCGATGTCGTGAAGGTGCTCATCGATCTGGCTGATCGGCCTGACGATGTGGCCACTGACACTGATGCGGGCTTTGCGGTTCGTGTTCCACACATTGTTTATGAGCGGTTCCTGGATTACGTGGTCCTTGCTGAAGAGGACACTGTTCAGGCATCCACGCCCGACGCCGGCAACGTGGATGATGCTGCTGTTGTACCTGCTCCCAGGAAGCGTGGGCGTCCACGCAAGAACCCACTACCTGGTGAGGAGGGTTAACGATGCCCAGTCAGTGTTTTACCCCGTGGAATGTGCCTCGGGTTCGTATTACTCAGCTGGACGCTTGCGGTGTTCCGGTTACGGGTGACTGTTCGCAGGTGGTGTCTGAGGGCATCATCACGGTGGAGTTGACCAAGGAGTATGAGGACCGGGTTGACCTGTTCAAGAAGAACGGTGATGGCACCTTCTGCTTCAAGAAGACCATTCCGCCCATCTTGAAGTGGATCAACGCGCAGATGACTTTCTGCTCCGTTGACCCAGAACTCGTTCCCATGCTGTCGGAGAACCCGTCATACCTCAACGATGCGGAAACTCCTGTAGCTACCGGCTACTCGACCGAGGAGGACGGTGCATACACCGTCAACTTCGCGTTTGAAGCGTGGACCCGCCTTGGCAACACTGGCAACGCCAGTTGTGTGTCTGGTGGGGAGTGGGGGTACCGGTTGTACCCGTGGATGGTGGAAGGCACCATTGGCGATGTCACCCTGGAGAACGATTCCGCTGACTTTGTGGTGATGGCCCGGACTCAGTCTGGTTCGCCATGGGGTGTGGGGCCGTACTACGTGGACATCTCGCAGGCTACCGCCACTTCGGGTAACCCCATTCCCATGGTCAGCCCGATCGGTGCGAACCAGCATGAACGACTGTTCGTGTCGCAGATGCCCCCGCCTGTTGCTTCGTGTGGTTGTGCACCTTTGGTGGGCGACCTGACCGTGACAGCCTTGGGCTCCAACCAGGTGAGCCTCACCGTGCCCAGTGCTTATGTGGGTCAGCAGCTGTTCATTGATTGGGGCGACGGCAACACTGCCCGGTACCTCAGTGCGGCCAGCTCCTACAACCACACCTACTCGGGTACGGGTGCTCAGACAGTACGAGCCACCCTGGTAAACGAGTCTTCGGCCGGCTACGTCGGTTCGGTGACCGTGACATAAAAAGCACTCATCCCCGCCACCCTGGTTTACAACGCCTGGGGTGGCGGGGATGGGCGGGCCCCACGGAGTGGTGGGATCGCTGTTGGAACAGCTTGGCAACCATAGCATGAGGGAGCACTAATGGTCGACACCATGCCGCCGTGTGGGTGGACGGTGGATCCTGTGTGCTCGGTGACGGAATGGGATGGGTATAGCCAGGAGGTTCGGGAGGCGGCCACCCAGTACGCCACGATGATCCTGTGGGCTGCCACAGGTCGACGGTACGGACTATGTGAAACAACGGTCCGTCCCTGCCGACGCGACTGTGAAGACTGTGCTGACGGTTGGTTTTGGTCAGCAGGCACCTGGTTGCCCTACATTACCAACGGCATCTGGCGTAACTGCTGGTGTGGATTCGGTAACGGCTGCCAAACCTGCAACGCGTCCTGCCAAGTGTGGCTTCCTGGCCCGGTAAACCAGATCACCAGTGTTGTCATTGACGGCACAACCTTAGATTCGTCCAGCTACCAGCTTCAAGCCCAAGATGGCGCCTGGTGGCTGGTACGTAACAGAACCACGGACACGTCCACTGATTGCTGGCCGGAGCATCAGAACTTTGATCATCCGCTCGGCTCTGACGACACCTGGTCTGTCACCTACTTGAAGGGTGTACCCATCCCCGCCAGCCTGGCATCGGCTGCTGGTGTGCTGGCGGTGGAATGGGCGCGAGGATGCACAGGTGCTGCCTGCCGTCTTCCTGGGCGCATTCAGTCAATCACCCGCCAAGGTATTTCGGTTACCCAGGTAAGCGTGGATGAGCTGCTTAACCGTGGTTTGACTGGTTTGATGGAAGTGGATCAGGTGATTGTGGCGCTCAACCCCAACGGGTTGAAGGGTAGGCCACGCATTGCCACAGTAGAAACTGTTCGCCATCAGCGTTACCCGGCTTAGGGAGGGCACGTGGACGTTCAGTTTCTTCCTCAGGCCGAGATCCTGCTGACCTGCCTGGTAAATGCTTTGGCAGTCAATCCCAACCCTCCCGCTAAAGCCTGCTTGACGTGGGGTGACCCTATCGCTGACATGGGTGTGGATGGGGACGACTGCTGTGAAGGTGTCGCCTATGTCAACTTGATGGAGTTTTACCCTTCTTCGAACTTGTTTCCGGATCGCACCATTGAACGGCAGTCAGGTCCGTGCGGTGTGTTGGCGTGGGCTGTGCGCTTCCAGGCAACCGTGTTTCGGTGCTGGCCGGATGACGGGATGACCAGGATCAGTTGTGCCGATCGAACGGCTGCCGTTACTCAACTGTTTCATGATTCGCAAGCCATTCGTCAAGCGTTGTGCTGCTTTCGAGAAGCTAACCGTGACTATCTTGTGGCAGTAACGGATGCTCAACCCACTGGTCCGCTGGGCGGATGTGCGGGTGTTTACGGAACAGTGTCGGTACAGCTGCCGAACTGTGACATCTGTTAGCGTTGTCTCATGAATGATGTGGAGTTGTTCTGGGCAACGATTGCGGTACCGTTTGAGAACTTTAAGCGTGGCCAGCGAGTAAAGCTGCCTCGTGATAGGCGTCATGCCACTCTTGCCGCATACGGTTACCTTGCCTATGACCTCATCACACCCACCATCCCAGCCCCCCAGCCAACCAAGCGGGGCAGGAGGAAGGTTAACGATGGCTAAGGTGAGGATCAATCGCACCCGTTCTCGTGCCTATGCGCGAGATTGGGCTGAATCCAACAAGGTCGGACCGCTGTCTACGCTCATCACGAACGCGGCGCGGATGGGCGCGCCTGTTCTGACAGGTGCATTGCGTTCCTCTATTCGTGACGACAAGAAGCAAACAGCTCTGGAAGTTCGCCACCGCATCGGCTCTCGGCTCAACTATGCGTATCTGATTCACGTGGGAGCCAGACCTCATCTCATTAAACCTCGTAACCCTAAAGGTCGCCTGGTGTTCTTTTGGCGTAAAGTGGGTCGGGTAGTGAGTTTGCGGTCGGTGAATCATCCCGGCTTCAAGGGTGTACCGTATTTGCAGCGCCCGTTGGTGGAGTTTGGGACTTCTGCTGGCTTCAAGGTGATCATTTACCCGCACATAGGTTAAGGTGTTGTTCATGAAGCGCACGATCAACCGCACATCTGTAGGCGATTTCGCTTTCGATGCCTACGAGCCACTTGATGGTCAAGTAGGCGTACTGGCACAGCAGATCCGTATTGCCCAAAAGCCGACCACGCAAGGTCCGGCAGGGATTGCGGCAATGGCTTTGGTGATGGACATTTTCAACGCGCTCATCGTGCATGATGAGGATCGTGACCATCTGTATGAGCTGCTGGTGACAGGTCAGCTGGAACTGATGACGCTGTTTAAGGCGTTGCTCAACCAGAAGATCGTTGATGCGGAGGTGGTCGATGCCGCCCCGCAGACGGTTGTCCGGCGCTCCCGGCGCAGCAACACCGCCTCATAACGCTGCCCCACAGTCCAGTATTGCCACTTCCCTCCTTCAGGCGGTACGACCATGGCCAGTGTCGTTCACGGTGGCGGGGATACGGGTGACTGTGGAGGCGTTGAGCGCGGCTGACTGGGTGGGTGTGCTCATCAACGATGAGGGTGATCCTGAGCTGGAAAACCTTATTGATGAGCAGACGATGGTGTTGTTGCTAGACAAGATGATTGATGGGCAGCTGGATCCGGCTGTTCTTCATCAGCGTTTACGAGAAGTTCTCACCGTTGTTTCAGGTAGGCCATGGTGGGTAACGATGCGTATCCTTTACTCCGCTCAGGCATCATGGGACACCATCGGAGGGTACCTCGTACTTCATGGTGTTAACCCACAAGATTTGTCTCTCCAGGGCTTCATGGATGCCCTCCTCGCCACCCTTGTGCGTCACATTGATCCCAAAGATCACGCTTCTTTCTTCACCAAGTTGAAAATGCCCCCCAAGGGCGTGGAGGCGGAACCGATCAACGAGACGCGCGAAGCGGACGTTTTCTTGGCCTACATGAAAGGCAAAGGCTAGCGAATAGCTGTTTCATCTGGTACAAGTAGGCACACTACCTATACCATGATCTCGTGCCATCTTTGGGCGAGGCGTATATCGAGGTCCACGCGGATACCGGTCCGTTCGACCGGGAACTTGCCGCGTCCATCGAAAAGGCACTCATTGCTGCCGAAGCAACCATGCGGGCCCGGGGCAGGGATGCCGGCAATGCTTTCGGTGAAGGCGTGGAGTCAGCCATTGATGACCACGTTAAGCGCATCGGTGACAACATGTCCGATGGCTTGGTGGAGGCAGCTGAGAACGCTGGTCGTAACGCTGCCCAATCTTTCTCTGATGGCCTCAACGATGGCCTGAACATCGACTTCAACCCGGACCTGGCTGTCAACATCCCGGTAGATGTCGATGATGACAACCTGGGTGACAAGGAAAGGGAACTTGTCACCTGGTCACAACGTGTATCACGGGCTATGGCTGGTGCTTTCACTGCCACGGGCGGACTGTTCACCACTGTGACTACCGCGTTGAATCAGGTGTCACGGATCAGCACCATTCTCAACCCGGGTGTGCTCACCTTGCTGTTCGGGGTGATCTCGGGTGCTGTGTTTGGTCTGCTGAGCGTTTTGACACCTTTGGTGGGTTTGCTGTCGTTGGCACCTGCTGCCCTTCTGAGCATGGCGGCCAGCGGACTGGTGTTAGCTAGCGCTTTTGAAAAGGTTGCCAACTCTATCGGCAAGATTTTCGGTGCCGATAGCCTGGAGAAGGCTTTGGAGGTCACCGAACGTTTTGAAGGTGGCACTCGCAAGTTCCTGGAAGGCTTGGCGTACCTTTCTCAGGCGTGGCGAGACATGGGCGTCATTGTTCAGGATGCTTTCTTCCGGCCTTTTGATGACTCTTTGAAGCAGCTGGGCGAGGCGTTGTCATCCGGACCAATGCTGGCCGCTATGCGTAACCTGGCTGACTCGCTAGGTAGGTTCGCGAACAGCATTATCAAGACGTTCGCCTCCAAGCCCTTTGTACAAATGCTGAAGGATGTGCTGAACACAACAGCCAACATCATTAACGCGATGGCCGGTCCGTTCAGTAAGTTCATTTCCGGTTTCGCTAAGCTCATTGATGAGTCTTTGCCATATTTTGAGTTGGTTATGGCAAAGATTGGTGAGAAGCTTGCTGGCGTTGGTGACTGGTTTGCCAAGATCAGCGAGAATGGCTCATTCCAGAAGTTCCTTGACGACGCCCTCTACTCAGCCGGTCTCCTATGGGACATTTTCGTATCCGTCATTGCGCTCATCACCACCATTGTTGACAAGCTGCGTGAAACTGGTGACGGAGAAAACTTCCTGAAGACCATCTTGCTGGTCATTGAATCGATCCGTAAGTTCCTCGACTCTGATGAAGGTTCCCGGTTTATCGAAACAACGGTGGCAGCAGCTGAAGGCGTCCTCCTCCTCGCCGGCGCTACTTTCATCGCCTTGGCCAGGATCTGGAATGCGTTCATCGCCTTCTGGCAGGGCGTGGAGTGGGTGTTTAAGAAAATTGCAGACTTCTTCATCTGGCTTGCGGGTGGTGTTGCTGAAGGTGAGCAGGCAGTGAAGATGAGTGCGGGGGCCATGGTATCCGCACTGCGTAACGCCTGGAATGCGATTTCTACAGCCGTGAGCACAAAGGTGACAGAAGTTGTCAATACTCTAAGGTCACTGAAATCCAAGATCAGCGTTGCTTTTGAATCCATGCCCGGCATGCTGTACCGAGCTGGCGCCAACCTTATTCAAGGCTTCATAAACGGCATCAAAGACGCGGTTCCGGGTCTCGCATCCACGCTCAACTGGATTACCGGCATGATTCCGGATCTGAAGGGTCCGGAGGAGACAGACCGTAAACTGCTGGTGGGTGCCGGTTACGATGTGATGCAAGGTTTCCGGCGAGGCCTGGCCATGGGCGCTCAGGGCGTCATTGAAGATTTGCGTGCGTTTACCGGCATGGTTGGGATGAACGCCAACGCCAACTCGTACGTGTTTGGTGCTGGTTCTATTGTGCAGAACTTCAACGGTTCTCAGCCCACCGTGTCTACGGCTAATGCCATGGGTACGGCGACGGGTTCAGCAATTGCGGATGCGGTTAACTCTCAGAACGCACGAGCCTCGGTAAGGGCGATGTAAATGGGCACCCAGGCTTACTCTCCCTATACGCCTCAGGTTCTTGGTGACGCCTGGGTGCCTATCACCCAGGATGCTTATGAAGCCGTTCAGGGCCAGGAACGTGGTTACTGGTTCAACTTGTCGGCTGCTTCCACGGTGATTACGTCTCGCGTGTACGTGGGTGAAAACACCAACTCGCTGTCTACGTACGCCAACATGATCACCAACATTTACCCCGAAAACGGTTTGGACTGGGGACCTGTTCGGCAGGTCACCCTTCCTGTTACCAGCGTGATCGCCGGAACTGCCACCACGGTTACACCAGGTGGAGCAAGTACTGCCGTGCAAGCGTTGTACTCCCCCAACTCCAACTCCTACATCAGTGTGGTGGGCGGAGCTTCCAGTCCGTCAGTGAACCTTCAGTTCGATGTTGTTACCCGTTGGGCACAATACGCGGCAAAGCGAATCTTGCGGGTTGACTTCATGTACCTGGGGACCTGGGAAGGTTACAGCGCTGGCGGCAACCCTTACGTGCAAGCGGGCCTCAATGGTGCTCTTACCAACACCTACACGCTGGGTGTGCTAAGTGAAAACTACAACCCACTGGCAGCTTCTTCAGCGGTAACAACCCCGGGCGCCTTTTCGCTTGGGTCGGTGACCCCTTTCTTTAACGGAGCAACAAACCCTTCCTCTTCCGGCACCATGTACCCATACAACGGGGTCACTTTTGGTGCGTTCAGCAGCGCCGTATTGCCTGCCTCCCGGGTGTACGTAAACTTGACCCTGGCAAACACTGAAAGCTACACCTCAGGCGACCTTTTCCTGTTGTACTACGGTGCCTTGCGTGTCACGTTTTGCGAAGAAACGCGCGTAGGTGTTGGAATCCGCAACGGACAAAACATCCCGCCACAGTATGGCTTTGGTCCAGCTGGTACAGCGTTTTCCATGGCCATCCTTGATCCCACCCTATCGCAGAACCAGCCTGTTCTCACCCCCGGCAACTACTATGTGACCGCATCAGCGGAATACTCCCCCCTCTATTCTCCTCAAGCTGTTCCTTTGCGTGCCCTGCATCAGCTGTACGAAATGCAGCGACCTGGCATTAAAGGTGTGAACATTCCGCTGTTCAACATCCCCACCGAAGCCAATGCGGCCGAACCTTCCAACCACATCCCCGCCATTTCGTTGCACACTTCTTCCGGGGTGGTTTCTGACACCCATGGGTACGGGGAGCAACTGAATGCTCCCGTGTACTCAGGTGTGGTTGCCCGGCAAGGAATTGTGAACGCGGCCGCAGCAGCTTCCACCCAGTACAGCATGGCCAGGTTCTATGCGCGTCGCTTTGATGGGACCACCAGTCCACTAGGCCTACGCGTGGAGGGCACCACCACTCCTGCCGCTGTTATCTCGGTAGAAGACTTTGACGCCCTGGAGGAGGTGTCCAACGGCTGGAAGCAGGTGGACCTCACCTTCTCCACGCCGCTTACGTTCAACACGTCAGGCTCATCAAACTTGGAGTTCTACTCCTCCACTTCCACAGGGTCACGGTGGGAAATTCTGGGTGCCCGCGCCACCAATGTGACCGGGTACACGTTCTCGGAGGTGGGACCTCCCGACTGGTTGGCACCGACCACATATGGCGGATCTTCTCAATACGCCACCTGGGATCAAGGCATCGGCACCATTTCGGCAGACTTGCGCGGTGACCTCACCCTCATGTTTGCCACGATGCCTCAGGTGACCGGTCTTGGCGTGGAGCAGGAGCAACTAGACCTTGAGGTTACGGAGCTATGTGACCAGGTTCCTGGTGGTGTGGTGTCCGCGTTCACGTACAACCGCTTGACGTGGAATGGTTCGTCAGCTGGTGTGCTGGGCGACGTGTTTGGTAGGACAGCAGCTGATTCGTGGGGTAACGCCACCACGGGGCAGGCGTGGACGGTTGGTGAAGGTAGCGCCACCGTATGGGATGTGACTGACGGTGAGGCCACATTTGATCCTGCGGCGGCGTCCACCTCTTACATGATTGTGTCTGCGTATTCTGCGGCAAACACCACCATCCAAGCCACTTTCGCCCCCACGGCCACACCAGGCACCCAGTCCAACGTATACCTGGTAGGCCGGTACGCCTCAACCAGCAACTACTATGCCGCCAGATTGACTTTCAATACTGACGGCACGTTCGCGGTCGGCCTGGAGGAACGTGTTGGTGGTGCCACTTCCACATTGGTCAACCCGGTCACTGTGGGCCAGGTACAGGCAGGCCAAGGGGTAACCCTCAAGTTTCAACTTGCTGACACCCTTCTTCAGGCCAAAGCGTGGCTGGAAGATGAAACAGAGTTGTCGTACTGGCCCGCCGTTACTACAGACACGTCGCTTACCTCGGCAGGGTTTGTTGGTGTACGAGGCTTTGTCGGGGATGCTTCAGTTACCTACACAATCACCGATCTGAGTGCCCGCAACGGTTTTGGTGCGTATGAACTGCAACGCGAAGATGATTACACCGACTGGCAAACCATCATGTTGGCAACAGAGCCAGCGGTGGTGGAGTTCAACGACTTTGAGGCCAGAGTTGGAGTAGAGTCACGGTACCGCATCCGCGCCTGCCATGAGCTGGACTTTTGTGGTGCTTGGTCCAGCGAGGTGAACTCCACTATTGCTTCTCCCGGTGTGGAGGGGGAGGACCTGTCCACCGATGTACTGATTTTCACGTCTAACGTGAATCAGGACGGGTCTTCTATGTTGGCGTACGCGGAAATTTTTGATAACACACCCAGCCAAGAGTTTGTGTTGGCTGAAGCATCCGATGTGATGATGCAGCCCATGTACAACCGCGATTACCGGGTTGCTTTCCATGGCACGGAACGTGGTGGGCAGGTGTTTAGCCGTACTTTGTTGCTCAACAACGCGGCGATGAGTGTTATCAACTTTGAGCAGTCGGGTCAGCCGCTACGCAACCTTGCCTGGGCATCCCTGCCGTACGTGTGTGTCCGTGATGGTCACGGGTCACGATGGTTGGCTAATGTGAGTGTTCCGAACGTGGTCATTCAACCCCCGCGCCATGCTTTGCAGATGGCTCAGGTAGCGATTACGGAAACAACCGGTACCGCCTATCCTGTGGATCCGACCCCATGAGCCTTCCTGGTGTTCCTCGTTTTATTGAATCTTCCCAGCAGGCCAATGTTCTTAATTTGGCCGCTGGGATAGGTCAGCGTGCCGCCACGTTTCGTTACGAAGTGTGGGACGGTATCACGGGAGTGAAAGGTGGGGATGTCACACCTTTGCGAACCACTATTCCCGTGTTGGTGCATAACACGTTGAACACGATTAAGCGCACCTTGACAGGGTTGAACTTCAGTAGGGCTGATACGGAGGCTATGAATCCGATTTCGGATCGGATTGTTCCGTACATGGTGGTGTCAAACCCTGACGGTTCAACAACGGATTACCCGTTGGGCAGGTACATGTATTCCGGTTTCAACCGGACTGTCTTTTCTAGTGGGGATTTGAGCCAGAACTCTCTGTTTGATGAGGGTTTCATTGTGGATCAAGAAATGGCTTACGGGTTCACGGCCCAAGTTGTCCCACCCAGCGAAACTTCTTCAACGCTGGCCGGATCCTCACCCCTCAACGACGTCCTTGCCCGTCTACTTACCCCTCTCACCAGAGCTGGGCTCATCACCTACAGCTGTACTGCACAAGGAGGCGGGGTAGCCGGTTCCTGGGCTGCCGGCACCAGTCGGGCCAGTATTGTT